TTATCAACGATATAGCATATGATGCGAAATGTTCAAATATTGAGAATATTGCACCGGCAATAGGATTCATCGCCGCAAAAAATCTTAATGCCACAAACAGTACACCAAATATTATTATAGCAATCAGAGCAGTAGATACGAATCGCTTGGTTCCATATATAATTCCCCCAAGTCCAAACCAACTATTCACCTCACTAACAACCCCTTGCAATTTGTCTGCCTTTTTAGCAACCTCAGTCGCCTGAACTTTGAGAATCTCAATTTGACCTAGATATTGACTCTGTATTTGAACTCGTTCTTGCTGTAACTCCACAATCTCAGAGTCTTTCGCCGATAATAATTTTTCTCCCTGTTTATGCTCCTTCTCAACCTCTGAATTTAATAAATCAATAATTTGCTTAATCTTGTTCAATTCATTCAAATCAGGATTACCCGCAATGTTTATAACCCTACCGTTTATATCAATCGCAGTTTTAACTTCAATAGTCGGATTAATAACTTTTTTAAGAGAATAATCCGTTCCAGACGCCAAAACCGCAATTTCTGACATTTTTTCATCTGTGTTTTTTGATAACTGCTTCTCAGTATTAACGATTTTATTTTTTGTAGCATCTATCTTATCAACGTTTTTCAACGTACAACCAGACAAAAATGTTAACAAAATGATAAATATAAGACGATTTTTCATACGATTATAAATATCAAGATAGTTTGACAATCACTTCGTTTTTTGTAGGCAAACCATTCTTTTTGTCAAAATGAGAACCACTTGATACAATATACGAATCCACAATATTCCATTTCAATTCTTTTGCCAAATCAATAGATGTATTTATATAACAATTATTACATGATTCTATAGATTTTATAAAGCTGTTTCTCCAATGATTAAAATCTTCATAAGTTACTACATTTGAATATAATTCCAAATCAAAATAAGGAATACTTGTAAATGTAAAATCAACATCTTTTGTATCTTTATAATCCTCAAACTTACAATTATAAATCGTAACATCAGTGAATTTCTCACGGTCAACCATTTGTATCAATTCATTGTAAGTCTCAACATTTGGCTCACATCCTATGTATTTTCCATTCGGATACACCGATTTAAATCCCAACAATCTTCCTCCAAATCCACAACAGGGATCCAAAACGACCGGCAAATCATTGTCCTTCAAATAATGCTTATATATCCCCGCCGCCAATGTAGGCTTAAAAAATGAAACCGTCTTCCTATTAGCAGATAATCCCCTCACCATCTGATACATACTAAAATCATAAACCTCATCCGATGTATTACATCCAATACGATACTCAATAATCTTCTTCATCAACGCATCATCCAACCAACAATCACTCGGCGATTTACTTCCTTTATACGCAGATTTCCAATACGATTTAAAATAATATTTTAAATAATTATGACCAACTGTAGATATATTGTTGTGAAATACTCCATCAAAATAAACCTTGGAAAAATTGTATTTGGATATTCTATCAACAACGTCGGAAAATTCTTCTTCAAGACACGGGCGAGGTAAAGTTGGCTGAAATAACCGAATGAATTTTAATAATAATGTAATGTAAGATTTTAGTTTGTCTTTTCCTTTATTATCAATATATCTTGAAAAATATTCTTTGGTTATAATTTTTTGTTTATATGTTATAGAATAACTTGGAGAATATTCAAATTGTTTAATTTTAATAAATAAATCATCATCTTCGTCAAATATAAATTTATTGGTGTCGTATCTAATTCTGTAAAAATTGTATTTAGTATCTTTAATTAAATTATTTTTATTATAATCATTAATGCTATTATTTAATGTGATTAAACTTAACTCTTCCAACGTCTCTTTATGAAATGCATCTCCATCTAATTCTATAACGGCATTTATTATAGGAATATAAAAATCATACCGTTTTCCTTGAAATATAAATGGCGATTCAAACTGTATGTTTAAATCAGTTAACTTATTTTTCAAGTCGGTTTCCAATGACGATGTTTTATTTGGGTCATAGTCCGTTGCATCATATATTTTTTTTGGTCTGTTTCTTATAGTTTCAAAGAAAGATGCTAAGACTTTTGATTTTATATCATCTTTTTCCATTATGTTTCTTACACCGTATCTTTCAATCATGGTATTTTTAATTTTTTCCTTACACCAATCAGATTGAAATACATTTTTCACTCCATATTTTTTAATTGAGTTTTTTTCACATCCGTCTCGTATCTTATTTTTTGTTTCCTGTGAATGTGGATTTCTAGGAAAACAATTTTTTGTATAATTTTTAAACCAAGGACCAAGCTGGTTTGCTTTAAAACTTAAAGATTTTCCCGTCTTTAAACATACCGGAGCCATCCCATCATAATAAAACTTTATTACATATTCCATAAAATTAAGTTTGTGCTCCTTTTTGATATGCCACATCCTTTTTCTAGGAGAATCAAACCCTTTATTGCAAATTTTACATATCTTAGATTCCTCTTCGGATATCGTTATCTCGTTTCCATTTTTGTTCATATACAATAAGTATATAATACTATAACAAAAATACAACTAATTTCCCAGAGACCGTTGTAATTTTTTTGAAACTTATAATAAATGCAATAAAAAAGGCTTCCATTTTCATGGAAGCCTTGTATTCATTGAAGATTATTGATTAATCTTAGACTTGATCCAAGTCCGCGACGTAGATCTTGCCGTAGAACTCTGGTCTTACGACTTTCTTCGCATAACGAGTCATTACACCTCTACGTGGGGTGAAGTTGACTGGATCATAGACCAAAGGAGTTTGGACTAGAGGAATGTACGGGCTGTACACAGCACCGGTTTCAAGGAAATTGTTTCCACGGAAACCGAGTAAGATGGTGTTTTCTTGCATATAAGGGTTCTTATATACTTGGAAACGTGAAGCGAAAGATCCAACGCGGCTCACGCCCATTGCGAACTTAGCACTATCACCATCGGTATTAACAACATATCCTGGGATTGATTCCAAGACGGTAGCAACATCAGGTCCACAGACCAAGAAGTTAGCACCGCCACGAAGAGTCAACTGATGAATCTTGTTGCTGACTTTTTGGATCTTGTTACCAAGAGTTTGGAACCAAGTACTCTTGACGTAAGCAGTCTTGGTTGTGACATCAACTGTACGATTCCATGATACTGAACCATTGGCAGCGACAGTCTTACCAGTGAACTCTGTTCCGATTGCAGCACTCCACGCTTCAGTTGTGACAGCAGGAGCCGCCGTGATTAACATGTCCAGGATTTCCAAGTCAATTTCCATACTTACATATTCACTCAATAGAGCAGTAAGTTCTGCTTCTGCATCAATGGAGTGATATGCATTCAAATCCTGCGCAAGTTCCGGAGTCCATTGTGCCTTTAACTTACGAGTCTTAGCAACGATTGGTTCACTCTTGAGTTCCAAGTTGACTTCAGGAATACCGATATCAGCGGACAGTCCAGAGGTTCCTGCACCGGCAGAAGTAAACTTGTCTTCAAAGTCACCGCGAGTAGTATCAGTAGGTTGAGTGCTGTACAATACATAAGCAGTAGTACCAGTCAAACCTGCTACGGCACCGTTATGAATGAATACCAATTGATAATATGGGGAGGCCAACGAACCAGTATTCAGTACCTTAGTGAAAGCACTTAAGATATTGCTACCTGTGATACCAGAACCTGAGATTTGAAGTGAACGAGCCGCATTCAAATCAATGTTTGAGCTATTTGCACCGATTCCAACAGTAATCTTGGTTCCGGTGAATGCTAATGTACTAGAGGTATAAGCAGCATCTTGTTGAAGATCATTGGCAGTCACGGAAGCAGTGGCCGCTCCAGCGTATCCAACAACATTCCACTTTTCAGTGAAACCATAACGACCCACTCCGTAGAAACCACCGACTGCATCATCGGTAGAACCGAGTTTTGCATTGGACGTTCCACCGAATAATGAACTGTTACCGGATCCAGAGTACTGGCTGTTTGTTGCAGTAGGAACGTTCGTACCATACTTGAAGTCAAGATAGAAGATCAGACCTGAAGGAAGATTCATAGGTTGTACACTTACGAATTCCTTGGCACTAATTTCTGCGAATACACGACGAACGAGTGGTAGAGCAACGCCTGCCCATTGTTCACTGTTTGCAGAAGTACCGGTACTGGTAGCTTCGTCAAGCAATTGTTTTGCTTGATTTTCAAGCAAGATACTCATGTTTGCTTTTTCAGATCCTTGTAGACCTTCAAGCAAGCCAGTCTTATCCCACTTTTGTTGTAATCCACGAGTTTCAGCCATCAATTTGGCTTGTGGATTCATGTTGTTTGTCAATAATGACTTAATATCATTCATATAATTTCTATTTTATTTGTTTGGATTATACTCGCTTAAGTTTTACTTCTTCTTGATTCCTGCGAGTTTTTGGAATCTTGAAGTCATATCATTGCTGTTTTCAACAATAACACTCTTTGCAGGCGCGGTTGACGCGACTGGTTTACTTGCCAAACCTTCGGTGATAGTCTTAGCAACCGTATTGATTTTCTTGACGGTTGATCCACCGGAACTATATGATTCGGACAAAATTGTGTATGCATATTTGACTTCACGAATATTCTTCGCTAAGTCAAACGTTTCAACGACCCTGGTTTTTTGTCCCTTGGTCAAGTTGAATCCGTTGAATAGTTTGTTGGTATAAAGCAACTTACTGTTCAACAAATTGATTTCATTGATTTGAGTACGAAGATATCCAATTACTTTGTAAGCTTCATTCAAGTCTGACTTGAGTTTCTCACCGTCTTCGTCTTCTTTCTCACCTTGCATTTCCGCTTCTTCTTCGTCAGATCCCTCTTCTAAAGAAGAAAGAAGTTCGTTCAGGTCAATTTCTTCTTCCATGTCGTCCGCACCGACTTCTGATGCAGCCATTGGAGCAACTGGAGCTTCTGGAGCAACTGGAGCAACTGGGGCAACTGGGGCAACTGGAGCTTCTGGAGCTTCTGGAGCAACGGGAACCTCCATAGCAGGTTCATCTGAACTTAACTCTTGTTCCAATTCCTTGAGAATTTCGTCCAATTCTTCATTGGTTACAACTTCCTCGTCAGACTCTTCATTCACATATCTATTAATTCTCAATGGATGTGCGCCTTGTTCATCGCTGTCAGCGTCAACACCTGCGGGAGTTGGATTTGAAATATCTGAAGAAGCTGCTGGTACGGCCTCTGCCATCTCAGCATTTTCATCATCGTAAATTTCTTGTTTAAGTTTCTCTGCTAACATAGCTTCGGCTTTTGTATTAAAAGCTTCTTCCAATGCAGCTTTTGCGTTTGCGAGAGCAGTAGCACGAACAGCCTTGGCGTCGGCAATTGCCTCTTTTAATAGATTTGACATATTGATTTAGTATTATATTGTTCTGAAGTTATTGATAATGAACTTCAATGAGGATTAATATTCGAACGAAGCGACAAAGAAAAGCCGTAATACTAAAATATAAATATAAATAAAAAATTGAAAATGAATAAAATTTTTAATATTTGTAATTTTTTTGTCAAAAACACTCCGTTTCAGTTAGGATTTGTGAATGAATTGCCTCAATTTAAACTGTGACACATCAATTTAAAATTGAAAATATTTTGTGATTTTGATTGAATAGATTATATTTATATTTGATTAATTCACAAATCAACAGGGCAAGAACTGTCCTATTAAAGTATCTATGTATTTAACCTAGGTGTAGTTCATATTATTATGCCATATTCAATACGAGGTAAATGTATCTACAAAAAAGACACAGGCAAAAAAGTTGGATGTACAAAAGGTAATGTACAACGATATCTTAGAGCATTATATGCGAATGTGCCTGATGCAAAAAAGAACGAAATCCGAACAAAATTGAAGGAAGTTCTTAAAAAAATAATAACATCCAATTCATCTCTCAATGAAGATGTTGATATGAAAAAGGATAATGCCGATATTAAAAAAGAATTGTCCAATAATTTTGGATTAAAATTTGAACAATTTGAAATTGATAAAATTAAAGAAATTATAAGTCCCATTAAACCAAATTTAGAAAATCCGTCATCTATACGCGGACAAGAATTGAGTTTTTCAAAAGAAGTAAATAACAATAATTTTTACTTTGTAATCAAAAAATTGATAAACAAATCAGACAGCAGTTCCACTTCTATGAAATATGGAATTTGGTATATAGAATATCAAAATGAAGATGATTATTTGAAAGATCCAATCAAACCGACCACGGTATATTACAGACTATCAGATCCAATTGATAATTTGATAAAAAATAAAGATAACAATTATACATTAGACCAAAACAAAAAGGCAGAAACGGCCGGTTTGTTGTATAATTTTATCAAAAAATCAATGAATATAAATCTATGACACATTTAAGATCGTTAATTTCAAAAGAAGACACGTCGTCATCGGAATATAAAATAGATGATATTGATAATCCAAATGGATGGGATTGGAAAGAGTTAGATTGGTTATTTGGAATGGGATTTGTTCCAGAAGGAGAAACCAGATTACAATATAATCACTCCAAAGGCAAACATCAAAATGTCCATTCAATTCCACTAAAAATTACTATATACAAAGATAAACGGGGATATTGGTTGGTCATGAATGATAGAAAGCATGTATTTCGCACTTTCATTGATATGATAAATCATATTGACAAATATGGCTCGGTAGAAGTTTAAATATATTGTTTAAAACAAAAACCCTCTATTTTTATAATAGAGGGTTTTTTATTGTGACGATTAAATCTTATTCTTCTGATACAATTGTAAAATAACGTTGTAAAATTGATCCCATGTCTTCATAAAGAGCAACCATATGAGCATTTTTTTCATGAACGTCTTTTGCGAGCTTTTTGAACCCTTCTGCATGTTTCTTAATTTCGGCAAAATGGCGTTTTGCCACTCCCGCTTGCATCCAATCGCTACTTTCATTGACGGCATAAACCTCAGCATAGTCTGCAATTTTCTTGAGTGTTTCCGCAACACTTACAATTTCTTCGTATTGACGTAATACTTTTCCATATTTGTTATATTCGCAAACTAAAGTGTGCAAAGATTTCTTTTCTTCCTTTGTCAATTTACGTAGTGGTTCTTCCAACGAAACCATTGGTTTGGAACTGACATCTTCTACAATTGGTTTTAATTTTATCATATGATTATAGTTATAAATATAAAGAAAAAATTGTTATTTACAAATTAATTCATATTTTATTGACCCACAGTCCCAAATTCTATCATAATCATTTAATTGCATATTTTGCCACTCGGTAAGATTTGAATCAAATATTTGTAGTGTTTTTTCTAGAGTTTGTTTTCTGAAATTGTATCTATATACTCGTTTATTTGATTTTGGTGGAATATACCAATAATTTGGAGTTCCATTTGATATTTTAATAAATCCTATTTTTTCATATACATTTTTATTCATATATGTCCAACGTCTGTCTGCATAACTTATAATTTTTTGTGGAGTATATAATTTTGTAAAATGTGATAACAGTTTGCTGGCTATACCCACCACATTTCTAGATGTAGCAAAACGTATCAATTCATATTCACCCTTGTTTGTATTTTTATGACCCATCGCAACACGGGGTTTTCCAAACGTCATTACCGCGACCAATTCATTTTCATAAAATGCACCCAATTTAATTTGACTACAATCTTCTCCTTGAATATGATATTTTTGTAAGAAGTCATTCTTTTCTGATATAGTAGTCTCTTT